AACATCTGAAGGTCTTATTGTACCGTATGAGCCGATTGCCATATTCTCTTATTTAATTTATAAATAGTTTAGTTCTTTTTTTCAATTGGTGCTTTCTTTATTAACTACATTAAAAAATCCATATCCATAGTTAATCATATCCCCCAAATTATCAACCTCACCCAATCTCAAAACTCTTTCATAAGCACTATTCTTTCCTCTCTCCACAAAAACATTGGTTTGTATCTGTGCTTGGTCTATAACTTTGAGAAGAACCTCATCTTTAGTGATAGGTTCTGCAGTGAGATTATTAGAAGTGAATCCCGATGATTGTTGGAAAAATATTGTAGTTCCATCTTTATAATCATAATAGTTCACTTCCGTTATTGTGTAAGCAGTATAAACAGGATTTATATCAGTAATCGCTCCCCATATTTGACCATTACTTATTACAGGTACTCCGACTCGAAATTTAGGGCTACCATAGAATGCCAATTCATTAACCCTTGATTTAGTATTTCCTGATACTGTGAATGGTATTGTTACATAGTTGTTCGATGTTTGTGCTGAAACCACGTTGACAGCATCTCCCGAAAAAATGTAATTATATGATACTGGTGTCCCAATCCAATTACCTGTGGATGGAGCAAAGAACGCCTGACCTTGAGGATTATATATTACCACATCAGAAAACGGAACATTGATAGTCTTGGAAACTTTAGTTATTCCCCATGGATTTGTTTGTTCCAAAGTGATTGTATATTGTTTCGTAGCAGTTGGGTATGTATGAGTAATTGAGTTTGGAGCATAAGTGGTAATTGTTTGTTTAGGACTTCCGTCCCCCCAATCAACTCTATACGCAGACAATTCCAAAAACTTCTGAAATTGGTCTGATGTATTATACACATTCCAAACATAAGGTTGGCTTGTTGTTGATGAAAATAAAAAATTTGCCACCACATCTTTTTGTAACACCGCACCATCAAAAGGACTATAATATCCCGCATCGACAGCAGTTTGTCTTAACAAAATAGGCACTGATAAGTCAGTCAATAATGAAGTACCATTTGGACCTGAACTAACAACTTGGGTCATTGCAGAATAAACCCCAACAGATGTCCCTTCGTAATCTACAACAGACAAATCTCCTTTGATATTCTCAGGTGAAACTATAAATCTATAACTATCCTGTGACATTATTGTGGTGGATTAACGTACTCATACCATTTTATGGGAATGTTTGTTCCCAACCTTTGACCTGTTGTGTTCAACACTTGGTAAGTTTGTGCCTCATAATTTAACTTCACCGTATAATAAAAGTACTGTGTGTTGTCAAAAGTATATTTGTTGTTTTGCGTCAAATAAACTTGGGGTCCATTTGTTGAATCAATTTGACTTGTTCCTCTACCTGTCATCATTTTGGTGAATTGACCAGTCTTTGCATTGAAGAACTTTGCGGTCATATAGAATGTATTAATGTCCAAGAAATTTTTTTTCTTCAACCAATAAATAAAAAACCCTTCTTTGTCTCCAACGTAATCCAAAACAAACTGAGGTTTTCTTATATTAACCAAAGTTCTTTGCATCTGCGTTTCCATAAACAACCCTTGTTGGGTTGGAAGAATTATGGTTATGTAATTCTTTTGTTGTTTTTCATCAGGAGTATCATAAAAATCCAATTTGAAAAATGAATTTGCAAAGTTATTATTGTAATAATAAACTTCTAGAGGGGTGAATCCCTCACTCTGAGGGGTGAATCCCTCACTCAAATAGTTTATTCTCCAATTGTTAATGTCATTCAACGACCCACCAGAATAAAAATAAAATTCATAATTGACTGCAGTGTTGTCAGTTGTTCCTGTAGCAGGGGCGTGAGAAAATCTTGAGACCTCAAAATCCCTTCCCTTACCTATAACGTCTTCAATGGCTTTTGTTTCATATTCATCAATTGCCATGTCCAACCCCAAATAATCCCACTTGAGTTCAACAGGTATATTGATTTGCTTATCAACAATCGCGTCTTGTCTAATCGTAAATTTATTCACACTCATCAATTAGTGGTTTTATTGCAAAGTCAAATCCATCAAGATTTTCATTGTAATTTATTCCTTCAGGAATTAATCTAAAAATTACCTGAGTATATGGATAATGGGCAGAATTCAAATATGGATAATCGACACCACGTCCCAAATTGTCTATAAATCCATAGGTATAAATATCTCTCCATCTAAACTGCCGGTCTACGTTTGAATAAAACGCCCAACTTGGTACATTATCAATTTGGCCCAAATTAGCAGTTTCAATGTAATCTGAAAAAACTTTCAGAACCATAGCATTGTGGGGGCTGTAGTAATATCCTGGTGTGTTTGTTGAATAATTATTTGTTGTTTGAAACACCTCCTGATTAAACTTCAATTTGTGATAGTATTTGGATACAACACGTTCAGATTGTTCATAATCATTCCACTCACAAAAATCACCATCAATTACATCACCAGCTTTCAAATCGAGATTATAATAAAATGTTTTTCTCGCACCATTGGTGAGAGTATATGCTGACACAGGAATACTCGTATTTGACCTTTCATTTTTCAAGTCCCACCATGGAGTAATATTTTTTGATAAGTTAAACTCCCATCCTTGTTTCAAACCAACTCCTCTGAATGGTTGATTGAAATAACCTGAATATCCTTTGTTAATTATTGTCAAACTGATTTCATTCAGTGGTCTTTTTTGATTGTCCCGTAATGCAGCAAAATCCAAATCATAATTTGATGTTAAGTCAAAGGCATTAGAACTCAACTTTTGGGAAATCCTCGTCACATTATTTGGTGTAATTGAACTATATTCTAACTTACTTTGCTCCCCGAATACATTTTTCTCAAATCCTGCTTTGGTTATAGCAAGGTCAGTAAGATTGGTTAAAACTTTATATTTCTTAATATAATATTTAGACCTTGTTTCTATCAAATTACTTGGGTTAATAACTCTTCTAAAAGTTCCAACTTTACCATTACTAAATGTTGCTCCAGTAAATCCAATGTTAAATAAATTGAATACATGTTCCCTACTCCCAAATAATCCATTCCCCAATGAAAACACTTGAAAAATGTTGCTCCCTCTATAACTGAAAGACAATTCAACATATTCTCCTATTGTCAATCCATGTGGTGCAATACATACGAATGAAACCAATCCATTACCATTACGAGTAGTACTTGTAATCGAAAATGGAATACCACTGGATGCAATCCAATTCACATCATTGTTTGTCCTTGAGTAATATGTAAGTTGTCTATTCCCATCATTCTCATAAGGATATGTTAGATAGTACATCCAATTATAGGTGTAAGCACTTTTGGCTTTATATTGAAAATGATTGTCTCCTACGTTAGGTCTGTAGAAATCAAATTCATAATATTGAGGGAATCCTCTCCAAATACCACTTTGTTTAGATGAAATAGGGTCAGTATAATATAGATTATATTGGAATGGAAGATACGTAGTATTGCCGGTATAAGTATTATCGTAAAGGTATGTAACTTTGAATGTTGGTCTAAAAATAGTGTTTGATTGTCTTTCGTTGTCATAGACTTGAGCCAAATTCAGAGTTGATGTTCGATCATACTCAGTAATCTCCTGGCTTTGTTCTTGAAGAGTGATTGTCAATTCTTCATTCAATGCGGGAGCACCTTTATATCTCTGACTACTTGGTATTAAAGAATATTTATTCATCTACAGAATACTTTGTTTTGAATTTATCTAAAGCACTATTACCTTTTACCATTCCAAAATAAAAATGGAATGGTGCACCAACAATGAATCGGCCAGATGACGCTCCTGTTGTCGAATAATTACCTGCGGCATCTACACTGAAAATATAACCTCTAGCATACAAGTCACTTACACTACTTGTCAAAGGTCTAAAATAGTTTGGAGTTGTAAGACTTGTTCTGTCCAAGGATTGGTATAGTTTATCTTGAACAATATCCACATAATTAGTTGCCCAATTATTAAGTTCTGACCCAAATATTGTCGTTTGATTAGTCAATTTCCACTGATAGAAAGGTACTATCTGTGATTTAATTCCATATGGATATGGATAATTTACAGAATTATCATTTGTTCTGAAATTAATTCTACCTGGAGTTAAGTAGTCTTTAACTTGAAGATCTTCAGTTGTAGATGAAAACCATACCGCGACCACAGGATTGGATGCAGTTCCTAAAACTTCTACAGGCCCTAATTGATTAGGAACAATTTGATAGAATTCAGGTGAAAACTTAATTACACCCAATTCTGAGTTAATAGATAATAATTGAGCCAAATCACCGTCAATTCGAAGATTTGGTCTTGAAAAAAGTTGGTTAATTCCATTATCTTTACCACCAATAATTCGTTGTAAAAAATTTTCATCAGTAATCCTTGAAATCACAAAAAGGTTTATCAAGTCAGATGGATCCCCATATGAAGTAGAATCCATTTGATTCATCACATAAGCACCTGTATCACCATCCCCCAAGATAATTTCATTATAAAAACTATCTTTCATCCCAAGATTAATAATTGTCGTTGGAGATAATAAATTCAAAGTATTTAATGCTCCTGGTTGGGTCGCTAATTTACCAATAAATTTATTTGTAAATTCATTGAACGGACTACTTCTATAATAGAAGTTATTAGTATCACTTTCAAAGTATATTACATCTTTACAAAAAATAGGTGGTTCAGGTTTGTTTTGAGAATCAAAAATTGTATTAACTTGTATAGGATACATATACAATGCCCCATTTATCCAATTGTTTACAAATGATTGAGATAATACCCCTTGACATAACCCATAAAAAAATCTCCACCGATAAGCCCATTCATTAAAATTTCTTATATCCTTCGGTATATCCAATAAAGGTCTTTTCAGGAATTGATAACATCCTCCTATAACCGCATCCTTATCCGCACAATTCTGATTGACTTGGAAGTCAGTTCCAAATCCCTCATAACATCCCAAACTTACAGTTTGACTACAAGTATTAAGAGTTTCGAATACGTTAAATGATGCATATTGACCCGCAATATCAGGACTAACAATGTCCGCTCCAGCAGACGCATTAGATGTTTGAATCGACTCTCCTTCGTCATCTATAACATAGACCGCAAATCCTAAGTTTTGTTGTAGTAATGACGGGTTGTAATTCCAACTAGAACCGTCCAACACATCTGAAGATGGAAGTCTATCAGTCCTCATAACATTTTTTAATCTCGAAGTGATACTCATCGGATTAGCCGTCAAACTTGGTAATAATACACTCGTAAAATATGTAATCTTTGTCGTTGATGGTTCCCTTCCCCCCTGAACAAAATAATAAGCCCCTCCCGACAAATCTTCAGAAGTAGTATATTTTGCAGGGTCCTCAATAGCACTTGACCATGATCCATTTGACGTTGATGATACAAGACAATTAACCCCATTGACATTCAATGTAGATGAGTTTTGAGGTCGATTTAATGCATCATATGCTCCATAATATCCTACCAAGCTAGTTGTAAATGCTGAAAATTCCGTATCATTACCCCTAAAGAAGTGAGATGGATAAAAAATATTATTCTGATTATTAAACTTTTGAACTGAAATACTACTATCAGGTAATTTTTGAATTGGAATATTCAATCTAGTATTTGCGGTTATAGATAAGTCATCCTCATTTGCTAAACCAAATAACTTACCTAATCCATACTTGTTATTATAAAGTGGTGAATATGGGTCGACTCCTCTTTGTAAAATCAAAATATATTTTTCTGAAAATGATTCAAATATGTCTTTTATCTGAATTTCTGGAAAAGTTGTTTCATTCCAACTTTTTTTAATTTTTTCACTCAAAATAACAGCAGTTCCTGAGTTCATAATATTCGGTAAAGACCCAACGGTAGATGTATTCCAAATTGTGGATGCTTCTGACACTGTAATTCCAGTCAATACTTGAAAATATTCAACGTCGGATGGGAATTTATAATTGGTCAATGTAGATCCTGAGTCCAATAAATAACTAACTGATAAGTTGTTCAACTGATTGTTTGGGTCACAATATTCAACATTATAAGTTGATACTCCAGGGTTTAATGGGGTTCCACTTATACCTCGAACATAAGCTCCTGTATTACCAGTATATGTAGCATTTACGTCTCTTGTGAGTAAAGGGTCTACAAAAGTCAAAAGAGTTCCTGAGTCTATTGGTGCATCATAAATTAAAATTAATGTACTATCGTAATGTTTATTTAAGTTAGTATCAAATGAAACACTAATCCGATTTGAACCATTAAAATATTTTTGTCTTAAATTGAAGTTGTTTATCCTTTCTCCGAATGGTATGTATTTCGAATATGTAAAATATTCATTCCCACCATCATCGGTGACTAATATTGAAGGTACGGACTCCATCACCTTATAAACCTGATTGTTATCGTCTCCATTATTATTACCTCCAATACTCGAAGAAAAAGAGTCTGATATAATTTCAGAATTTGGAGATTTTATTCCTAACTGAGTGACTGTATTAACTAACTTATTATAATATAACGAATCATTAGAAAATTGTGACGCTAAAGTACCTAAAGATGAACTTGAGTTTTCCGATTCAACATCTGAAAACCCACATTCGCAAGACAAACAATCAGGATAAGTAATTACAGGTAGATTAAATCCTTTAATTGGTTGACCCTTAACTAATTTGAAAATTAGACGAAACGCGACCAATGTGACAGCAGTAATTATTCCAGCAGTAATTAGGTATTGTGCTCCCGCTAAATTAAGCGCCGCCGCCGCTGCAAAAGACATAGTCGATAATACACCAAAAATTATTCCCAGTGGTGCAAGGATAACTGTCAGAGCACAAATCCCAGCTAAACTCGCAAAACTTACACCATCTGCAGTTGCTAGTCCAGCTTTTACAAAACTTTTGATACCTTGATAAAGGTTAATACCAGCCAATAAAACAAGTAAACCTATCATCCAAGGTTTAAATCGCACCAATAGATTCCATATGAACGCAACAACGTGAATCACTATTAATAGTGGAGCTGAAATAATCTGGATTACTTGCATCAAAATGGAAAAAACAAAGAATAATAGGTTGAAATTCTTGAATCCATCATTCGTTGGAAATTTATTCACACTTGAATTACAGGATTCGTCATCAATTTCTTTTATCCCAATAAATCTACCTCGTCCTCCTTTTTTGTATTGGTCAATCAAATTTGAAACAGTATAGACCCTATTGAATTTGAATTCATAAAAAGTGTCTTGGCAATCAATTATCTCGTTGAGTTTTTGGATTCTTTCCGAACTTGTAAACCCTGTCGCATAACCATTCCAATCTAATCCAAAGTAATAAGAACTCTTCAATTTATTTTGTCTGTCGACATTTGTTGAATAATTTGGGTCATTACCAGAATCAATCCAACCATATTCTCTAACATTTGGAATTAAAAAACTTGCTCTCCTAGTTTGTTGGGATAAACCAGCAGACTGTTGCCATTTGATTTTGAATCTATATTTTGCTTTACTCGGAATCCCAACCGTAGTATCATTCGATATTACTTTTTCACCAAACTCGTTTGTTATAAAGTAATCCAAATTCATTGGAAGCTCGACAATCCATGTCCCGTCCCCATCTATGACATTTCCAGCTTGCTCCAACTCATAAACCTCCAACACAGGATTACCATTCTCATCTTGTTGGATTGTCTGTCTGATTGCTAATATTTGTCCTGGTCCAGGGACAAGGTCACACAAATTCCCCATATTGTCACGAGGTCTACATCCCAATTCGTTTCCAAGTATTCGATTAGATCTGAGTCTAAACTTATCTTCAGTCGAAAAAATTGACCCCATAAAAACTGATGTTGGTTGAATATCAACATTTGCATCATCTCGTAAGTCAAAATCTAATCTATTAATTGATATGTCACATATTTCAGGGTCACCCCACAAAGGAGAAATTTCAACATTTTTAACTAAGTTAATTATTTGTGGTAAAGAATTTAAGTCACTTGATGTTCTAAATTTATTTCCTGCAACTTGTGCCTCAGTGGCTAAACCAATTCTAATTAAATCTTGAGGTGTTAGAGAAAATTCACCGATGTCTGAAAGGTCTACGTCCATGACTATAGTTTGTTGCCCGAGTGGAACACCCATAATCATGTAATCACCACTATCATTAGTTTTCGAAGTGAATCTGTAATACTTGTCGTAAATTTCAACAGCAGTGCCTCCTGTCAATACATCCGATCTTGATGGTAAAGTTCCTGTCGCAGAATGTTTTGAATATGAAGGAGTGTAGGGAAGTAAATTATATCTATACCCATCTTCATTTTTATCATTTGGAGATTTGTAAGGATATATAGATGTAATCAATGGATTTGATTCATCGACTTGTTCAATAGGAATGAATATTGAAACTCTCGCATTCGGTATTCCGAATCCGTTGTTTGCCGTAACTCGACCAACTAAGACGCCATAATCAGCACAACTTCTTGTGTAGATGTCTGTTTGTTGTATCTTGAGAGATAAAATTTCTAAGAACTCAAACTCTTGGTCTAATTGTACGTTAATTGATTTGTTAATACCAAGTTCGGTCTTAATTCTATATGAATCACCCATCTATTGTCTTTAGTTTATAAATACTTTATGTGTAATTTTTCAAAGTTGATACACACATCATAAATTATAGACCAAAGTATTAGATAATAAACCTATTACGATAATGTTGTAGATTGGAAATTAATTACCGAGACTTTAATATCCTTATTTGGATATCTAATTTGATACACTTGAGAAGGTTGTGCGAAAATTGTTGAATTAACAGGTTCAATTTGTTTCGTTTCAGGGTCTGAATATTCCATTGAAGTTTCTGCTGAAGAATATTGACCACCAACATTATTGAATACTTTGATTGAAGAAACACTTAGAACACCACTTTGGTTTTGAACAATGCTTTGTATCTCTGATAAATAAACGTTTTGTCCCAATTCTCTGACTTGAGGATTAAAATATGTTGAAATTCTGTCAACTATTTCAGCTATTACTTGTCCTGAATTTTGAGCTGAAGTTAATACGACTTGAACTTCAACACTTAAATCAATCACTTCAGCGGTGAAAATTGATATGTAATCATTCATCATTCTGTAGTTAGAAAGATATGTTGCAATGTTTTGTCTCAAAGTATTCGAAACTATATTCGTCAACTTACCCGAAGTATCATAAGATAATAACTGAATTAATATTTTATTATTATTTTCAGTTACTGATACTTTGGCTGGTGCACCAAACTCAGAAGGCATATTCCTAATAATTGATTCATAATCTTGTACAGTCACCGCTCTTTTCTGTGCTGAAAAATTAAACGAAACATAATTTCTAATTTCTTCGAGTGATGGTAATCCCGCTCCACCAATTGCCGCAGTAACGTTATTACATCTCAAAGAATTTACTACCGAAGAGTTTGTAAGTTCAGAAGGTCCATTAACAAAAAATGAAACAGTTCCTATTTGTGTGATTACATTTGTACCTAAGTTTGTACCCAATCCACCACCTACTCTGTATTGAACAAATAAACTTGAATTAGGTGTTAAAGCTGACCCCAAAGATAAATTATTTGAATATCTTTGTAAGTCGATTGTTGCCCCTACAGTTGTAAATTGGTCTAAAGCATCTTGAGCTGTGTTTGTTCCTCCACCAAATGTCAACTTCTTAAACCCTTCAGGAGTGTATTCACTGATGAATCTGTTTGATGTTTGTATATATCTTCCCACCTTAATTCCAGGTTGGTCAGAAACTTTAGTAGGGTCCTCGATGAATACTCTGTCTTCGGCTAATGCATCTACTTCATACCATTTATTAGGTGAACCTAAAAATTCAGCTACAGTAGGTATATTTGTATATTCAGTACCACTTTTTAACAAAACACTTGTAATACCCAAAACATTTTTTTCAGGCAAAAACAATTCAAAAAATGGTTTAACATCATTTGGAGTTATTACTCGTTTGAAAACTTTTGTAATTCCATTTACAACAAGTTCTCTTTTAGTAATAGTATAATTGATTATGACATTGTTGGCATTACGGTTTGGAATTTTAAGTCGGTTTGGAAAACCTTGTGCATTGTATGGTGAGGTAAAATCAACGTCGTATATATTTTCAAACACAATACCAGCTCCTGAAACTTGAGAACCTCTTGTCAAAACTCCCAAATATCTCTCGTCTTCTTTATCACCAAATACAGGAACAGTTATTGAAAAATCTACTAAGGCTACAGATGGTCTTTGGCCTGGTAATTTCAAACCATAAGTTCTGGCAATATTATAAATTGAAGACCTCTGTTGTGCGTATTGAAGTACAGTTTCTTGAATACTTCTATCTATATGATAATGTAGGTTGTCCGCAACTGCAGCGTTCAAATCTAAAAACACCGAGAATACAGATGCGTCATTAAAATCTTGGATAAGTTCAGGATAGTAAGTCCTTACATAATTAAGTAACTCAGTTCTTATTCCCTGATAATCTCTGGTTGTATATGAAATTTTACGATTTGCCATCTATATTAAATATT